ATAGCCATTCTGCGCCTTGCCGAGGCCGATCTTGGCGGTGAAGGCGTGGAAGTGCAGATCCTCGCTGTCATTTACCTCGCTGACACCGATGGCGCGGCAAAGGCTGGCAAACTGCTTCTGGCCGATCTCTTGCGCCTGCGGGTTCTGGTTTTCGAGATTGAAGGTCGAAAACAACTTGCGGCCTTTGTACTGCTCGGGCTCAATGACCGACATGGTGGTCTTCAGAATCGTCCCCGTGCCCGCTTTCGTGGGCACCACGTCGGAAGCTTCGATCTCAAGCTTGTAAACTCCGTTCGGGAGCTCCGCATAGTCTGACTGGGTGGTATCATGGTCCTGCGCATTGAAAGTCGTCGAAAGTCTAGCCAATTTTAGTCTCCTTCTTTGGTGGTGTTCTGTTGTCGTTGGTCGCTAACAACAGGTTTGGTTGAAATGGTTTATCCAGTTTGGCGTTTTTACTTAGATTGTCCTTCTCCCAAAGCGGTTGAAGGTTGTCTAATGCCCACGCTCTCTTAAAGTCAGCATCGTAAGGCGTCTCATAGTTGAACACGGACAAGGGGACCACATGATCCACGTGCCATCCCTTCTTGCCGTAGTTCTCCCATGTCATCCCTGGCAAGAACAGCCTTTCAAGATGCTTGCAAAGTTGCTCTGGCGAGTATCCGAGGAGTTCAAACGTTCTGTTGTTTTTCGATCCAAGCAATATCCCCCTGCGTATTCCAGTCGCAATGGCATCGCTTAACCGCCTCTTCGGATTGCTTCGGGACTTCTTTAGGGATTTTTGCCTGACTTCCTTTCGCCTCTCCGGTTCTCTCTCGAAGTAATCGGCCAACCTTGCGCCAATCGCCTCCTTGTTCTCATCGTAGTACTTGGCTTGATATCCACGTACCTTCGACTTGTTTTTTTCCTCCATTCTCGCTGGTATTCCCTTCTCCTCTCGGCAACTTCTGGATCCTGCTTTCTCGCTTTTTGAGCGGCCAAGCAGCACTTTTTGCAGTCGCCGCGTACTCCGAAGATGCCGACGTCATGCTTATAGAAGTCGCTAACCGGCTTCGTCTCACCGCACTTGGTGCAAGTTTTCACCTGCACCAAGTTGTCGTTCGCAGCGTCCACTATTCGGCGTCTTCCCCTTCGGCGACCTCCAGCGGCAGGGCATTGCGTTGGAAATAAAAGTCCAGCACCGTGAATCCTTCGCCGCGCTTAAACGGCAGGGCTGGCTTTTCAATTCCGTATCTGTTGCCCGCGATGAAACCGGGGCGCTCCTGCACGGCAATCATCATCTCGCCGCTGCCTTCGCCGCGGTTGTTCGTCTTCTTGAAGCCAGCGTCTTCCTTCTTGATGGAGACGCGCTGATGCAAAAAGCCGATGAGGTCTGCGGCGTCGACGATCACGCCGACGGCGTCATCGCGAAGGTTCGGCATGTACCGAGGGTAAGAGTCCGTTGTGACGCCAGGAACGGTCTTCGCCTTAACGTGCGAGATGATGACGACGTAGAAGCCGGCCTCTTTCAGGTCGAGCATCTTAGCCATGAACTCGTGCCAAAGGTCGGTCGCAGCGGCGTAGCCTTTGCCGTAAGGAATGTCCTCGATGCTTGCGACCTTTGCATCGGCCGCCACCTTGCGCCAGATATGCTGCTCAAGTCCATCAGCGGAATCGAGAACGTAGGTCTTTCGGTCGTGCTCCGTCTGGAGCATCCAGTCGGCTTGGTCGATCACGTCGTCGTAGCTCTCAGACACGCCGAAAGACTTCATCACGACGCCAGCAGGTGCGCGTTCGCCCTTGCCAGTTCTGACGTACAGCGGCGCAGGAAATTCACTGGCCAGTGTTGTCTTGCCGGATTTCGCGCCGGCATAGAGAACGACCAGCGCCGGATCGTTCTCTATCGTGTCTACGGGGGCATCCCAATCAAGTGCCATTCAAGTCTCCTCAGTGGTGGTGTTGGTCAGGTGAAAAACAGATCCGCAACGAACAGGACAGCGGCGAAGAACGCGCAAACGCGCACGACCGTGGCCCAGTCAAACGGCTCTGGAGGCCTCCCCATATCGGGCAGCAGGTGTTCCGCGAGCGGATGACGCACGTCAGTCACGGTCGGCCATAAACCGGCAGAACGCCCACCAGCCGCCGCCTAGTGCGATTGCGGCGATGATGGCGAACGGCAGGAACATGCCGATTGCGAGCGCCGTGGCTGCCGATGCTGCGGCGTATATACCGCGCTTTATGCCGCGGCGTGGTTTGTGGACTGGTGCGGTAGGCACGTAGTCGAGGGGTGGCGATCTAAGCCCAGGTTCAGGGTATGGTTTACTTGGCATAGTGTCTCCTCTCGCCGTGCGCTTGGTGAGGCGCACGGCTGCTGTGGTGGCGATGGTTGGTTTGTCGGGGTTAGGCGGCGAGATGGCCGTACGGGTAGTCGATGAAGTGCTCGACGACATCTTTGGCTGGCTTCAACTGCATGCCCGTAACGGCGCGCAATTCCTTGATGGCCGCGATCTTCTGGCCATCTGCGGCCAATCGCTGCCATTCGTGCTTGTATGCCGGCTTCTCCTCGCTCACGGTATGGGCGAGAACGTACACGCCGAAATGCTGGCCTTTATGGATACCGGCGAGACGTGCGGCTTCCTTGCTTGCCGCCTCTTCGGTCGCGTGAACGTACGGGCGGCTGGATGGCTTGGGCTGGCCGTTCTCGATAAGGGCGACGATGGCGGTGGGTGTCGAAGTGGCGAGATCAATGTCGGATTCGGGCCACCAGTAAGGGCTTTCTTCGGCTGCACCGGACCACCCCGTGTTGTTGGGGCCATCCGCCATCGTTATTGTGAACTCCCTGCCGATATTCTTGTTCAGATGGCCATCACCGCGAGAATTCCGAACGATTCGCACACGATCACCCACCTTGAACTTCGGCGCCGCGTTGTCGTTGCTGGCGGTAGCCGCAACCGCAACGGTTGGTTCGTCGACCCATTCGGCGATGATGTCGAGATGCGGCAGGTTCGTGACGTGCTGGCTTCCATGCGTGCCGTCGGCCTGGAAGATGCGATGCGTTCCCTCGGCCTTAGCCGAGAACATGTTGAGGAAAGTCTCCATCGGCCCGACCTTCCGACCGTCGCGCGTGCGGTAGAACTTGCCGGCTTCGATCTGCAGCGCTGCGGGTTGCGCTTCCGCGGCAACGGGCAGCGGCGACAGCGACGAGGCGGAGAACCAGCGGCTGCCATTAAAGTAAGCGTAGCTTTTGTCCTTCGCCTCCACATCGACTAGCCAGCCGTGCTCCTCTTTTTCGCGAACCACGCCAGCGCCATGGACGGTGCCGTCCTCGTACCGCACCCGATCGCCGACCTTCGGCTGCCAGGGCTGCTCGACGAGTTCAAACCTCTTGGCGTATGCGCCGCCTAGGTCTTTGAGATAGTAGAGCGGGCCGTCTTCGCGATTGGACGAAACAACTTCCTCGATGACCGACACGAAGCCAGCAGCCTTGCCGCCGTAGTCTTGGTTCAATCGTACCTTATCACCTGCCTTAAACATCACGCTGCTCCTTCCGTATCGTCGCTAGGCCGCAACGTGCGCGGCTTGGTGAAATCGACCTTGATGACGTTGTCGCCCAGCGGCTTATCTTCCGACTTGGCTGGAGGTGGATAGGCATCCTCGTCGTGTTCGATCTCGACGTAGTGCCACCAGATCGAGCTTGCGCCGTCGGCGAGCCTGACGTGGTATTCCGTGCCCCAGTTGCGCTCGCCGATGATCTGGCCGGTGAGGTGTGGGTTCTGGATGGATCTGACGTAATCGCCGAAGCTGAAGTCCTCGCAATCGCAGGACGGGCCGCTTTGATCTTGCCGGCTCATGCCGCCACCCCGTCAATAAACGGATGCGGCCCCATCCCGCCGACACGCGGTAAGCTCACCGGAACCAAACCACTCGTCGTCGAGCAGCCGCCGTTGTGCGGCATCATCTTCACGATCTTGTTGTCGTTTGCGGCCGGCGGAGCGCCAGTGCGCATTTTGCGGATGCCGCCGAGGCGATAGAAAACCGCCTGATGGCTAAGGCCGAAGTGAAGCCCTATTTGTCTGAGAGACGCACCCTGCGACTGCATGGCGCGCATTTCCGCTATATCGTCCATTTTGTCTCCTCTTGCTGTGGTGTAGGTAGTCAAAAAAGCGGCAAAACGCGTTGGTTGACGCATTTTGACAAATTTGTAATAATGCAGGTTGTAGTGTAAACATGCCCTTTGTGGCAAGCCCGCTGGCGGCCTACCGGAGTAATAGTCGTGTCACGCCTTTCCCAGATGTTGTTGAACGAACAGGCCAAGCGAGGCTTGACCGACTACAAGGCCGCGAAGGAAATCGGAGTCCTTCAGCAGACCTATAGCTCGTGGAAGCACGGCTCGGTTCCGCGTCCGAATCGGTACGCCGCGATCGCCGGCTGGCTTCACATATCGATCGATATGGCGCGCGAGCTTTGCGAAGAAGCCGTCGCCAGTACCGGCAACACGAAGCTGCCGCGAGTCGACCAGCCTGCGGGTCGCATATCCGACCGCAAGGAGGGGCGCTTTAAGTTTGACCCCGTAAATACCGGCAGCAAGCGCATTCCCTCCAGCCGCTACGCCATCAGCGTTGACACCAAGGTCATGGAGCCCGCCCTCCTCGTCGGCACGAAAGCCTGGCTGGATCCTGCCGTCTGGCCGCAAGTCGGCAACGAGGTAATAGTTCACGCTCGCGGCGGAGTCGCGTGGCTTGGTCGCCTCGAATCGCTTGAGAATGGGCGTGCGGAAATCAGCCGCTATGCGCTTGGCAACAGGATCACGATCGACGATGTGCAAGCTGTTCATGCCGTGGTCCTTTCCGAGCGCGTTGCGGGTGGTCAGTAGTGGCCGACCGTGATTTTTTATGGGGCACTTGACACGTTTATGTTGACAAATTTGCGGAACTAGTGGTAATAGTTACGCGTCGCTGTGGTGGCGATATGGAAAATTTGGGTTCAATGGCCAGCGTCAGCCGGTCTCCTCCCCTTATGAGTACGAGCTACATGGGGTTCTTGTTAACGGGTGGTGCCGGCCGAAAGGTTCAAGAGCCCCATTAGTGTTCTTAGTTCCTGGCGTTCTGGCGTTGTTCCTTGCCGCATCAACGGCAACACGAAAACGCCACCCGCGAGCGAGGCGGGCAGCGTTCGGTACCTACGGCGGTTGGCCTTTCTGTTCATCATTTCTTCTTTCGTCGGTGATGATTTGGTTGCTCATGCCTCAGTCTCCTTTTAGCCGTTCTTGGAGTTCTTTCGCCCTGTCGGCTTTTTGCTTTGTTGGCTTTCGCCTTTTCCTTAGTCCCTAGCCCGTTTGATTTAGGCCTACAACCAACAACTACAATTGTTGCAACCATTCGTCAAGCGTCATCGTTTGCGATTTTCACAATTGTATGCTAAACGATTGTTGCAAAAGGGGATATTTGCATGAGCCGACTAACCGAAACCCTGACGCAGAAGCTGGAAGAGGCGGGAATCACGCAATCAGAACTTGCCCGCCGAATCGGTCTGACGCAGCAGGCGGTCAACAATCTATTCGCCGGCAGGGTCGTGAGCTCCAGCCGCTGGCGGGAAATCGCCCACGAGCTGCAGATCGACGAGAAAGAGATACGTCGGCTGATGATCGAGGCTGGCCGCGATCCGGAGCGCTCGACTCGGCTGCCCTCGTCTGTCACGGCGCTACTAGATCAATACAAAGAGAAGGCGCCGCGTGACCAAGCGCCCACCCCCAACGCCACGATCGGCGAGCAGAAAGACATGGAAGGAAAGCGCAAGAAACTACCAGTACTGGGGGAAGCCGTGGGCGGTGAAGACGGGGAATACATTTTCAACGGCTCGGTGCTCGACTATGTCGACTGCCCACCCTCGCTCGAAAACGTGCCGAATGCCTACGCGGTTTATATCGACGGCGAATCAATGGTGCCGCGCTTCCGGCCAGGCGAAACCGTGTGGGTGCATCCGACCAAGCCGGCTCGTCGAGGTGATGACGTGGTCGTGCAGGTCCATCGCAGCGAAGAGGATGACGGCGCCCCTCCCCGCGGATTCGTCAAGGAGTTCGTCGGCTGGACCGCCAACAAGCTCGTGCTCCAGCAGTACAATCCCACCAAAAAGATCGAGTTCACGCGCGAACAAGTTGTGAGCGTGCATCCGATCATATTGGCAGGGAAATATTGGTAGGCGGTGGTGCGCCTACAATTAATTGTTGACATACAATTGTAGATAGGCTTATAAGTCTCCTGAGCGTCACCCCGACTTGCGGGATACCCGGACGCACCACCACGGCCTGCGGGCCAGAGGAGACGACAATGAGATACCAGCTTACCGCTGATGACTTCGACGACGTTCGTGTAGCAGCCTGCAGCGCAGAGCCTTTCGCGAAGCCCGACCACAAAGCAAAGAAACATAGCCGCCCGCGCCAGATTGGTAGCGGGCGTTGTGCGTTTCGGCGTTCGCACCGCGAGGTGATCGACGCTTTTAATGAGGCGTTTGGTGCAAGTGGCGAGGCACTCAACGCGAGGGAACGGACATGACGCCCAAGCAGGAGACAGCACAGATGAGTGAATTGACCCGCCCGATCATCGGCATACAGAACCGAACCGCGCAAGAAGTGTTCGACATCATGTCGGACCGCATCCGCTCCTGCCTTCTCGATAAGCCGGAGGCGGGAGAGGCTGTCGCATGGGTCATCCCAGGCGATGACAACGCACGCGATGACGGATGGCTCGACGCGATGGCGTGGCGCGAAGGTGAGTTCACTAGGCCTCTATACGCGCATCCATCCTCCCACTCTCCTCTCTCTGCGGGGGATGCGGGGGAGATCGAGAGGCTGCGGAAGGCGCTGCAAGGTCTTTTCCGAGCCGGCCAAAAGCAGGGATGGGACCATCATTACGAGTACGAGATGGAGGCAGCCCGCGCCGCCCTCACCCAGGAGCCCACCCATGAATAAAGACCGGAAGGACTTGGTGACGGAGAAGATGGCCGAGGCGGCGGCCCGCGTCCTGAACAAGCGCCTTGCCGAAGAGAACGGATTGCACGGCGTCAGTCGCGACATGATCGAAGCCGCCCTTGCCGTGCAGGAATCCGAACTCCGGTTGTCCAATGAATCCTGTCCTCGGTGCCACCGCACCATCGCATCCAAAACCGAACAGAAGGAAACACAGAAATGAACGCGCGCTGCGGCACCACCCGGCTCGTGATCCTGACCCGGCGCTACGCCTTCAAGCTGCCGAGCATCAAATCGTGGCGGCTCTTCCTCATGGGTCTGCTGGGCAACATTCAGGAGCGCCAGTTTGGGACAATCGGATGGGACGGGCTTTGCCCCGTCCTGTTTTCCATCCCCGGCGGCTGGCTCGTCGTCATGCCCAGGTGCAGAGCAATTACGGCGAACCAATGGGACAATTTAGATTTCAACAAATTCGTGGACCGGGAAGACTACGTGCTGCCGGTCGAGTGCAAACAAGACAGCTTTGGCTGGCTGAACGGAAAGGTGGTGGCATATGACTATGGAAGTTAAATGCGGATTGCTGGTATGCCCGGTCTGCGAGTCTTCGAAACTGAACGTACAACGTACCTCTGTCGCATGCCTTGAATGCGGCGAGCCACTTTGGAGTGCCGCTTCCCCCACAACGGCTTGGTCTGTAACTGCGGACATTATTGTCGCCGCCCCTCCACCCAGGTTTTCGCCAGAGAGGCCATACGGCGTCACCATAATCACTGACGATGAACCTGTTTTCGCGCCCCCCGGCTGCCTTATCGATAAGCCGGAGGCGCGTAGTACGGCGTGGACCTGCCAATGCGAGGGGTCCGTCACCGACCCGTGCATTGTGTGTGGAAAACCGAAAACGCTCGTCACCGCCGAATGGATACAAAAGATGTCCGCGCGAGAGGGTGATGAAGACCCGACCACAGGGAAACCACACTTCGAGCCAGTTTTGAATGGGCCCGAACTTTGGGAGATCGTCTACGGCGCCCTTGAAGGTGATGTGCCCGAAGAGTTTACCGACGAAGTTTCCCAGAGGATTGCGGACGCCATCAACGAGGCGTTCCCCCGCGCGGAGTATCTTCTCGACCCGGCGAACATTTATGCCGACAGGCCTGACCCTATCCCGAATTCTGTCCACCTCCACTACGCACGCACCATTGCAAAGTTGCAAGCGCGCATATCCGACCTCTCCGCCGCCCTCGATAAGCCGGAGGCGGGAGAGGCGGAGACACGGCCGAAGCTCGGGCACATGCCAAAATACGGGCTGGCCGACTTCAACGATCTGGTGCGGGCCGTGGCCCTCGCCCTCTTCGACCGAGACGACATTGATTTCGAATTAGACGCCAATCGGTTCATGGGCCATCAGATGGTTCCGGCCATTAACTTCAATTCCCTGAACCGTATCGTCTCGGCTTTCTCCGCCGCTCCCGTCCAAGAGCCTACACCGGGAATGATCGAAGCCGCGTGGCAAGCCTATCAGGACTGCCCCATTGACCTTTGCGGGGACCACGACGAAGAGCTAAAAAAATCTGTTGTCGCTGCTCTCCGCGCGGCCCTCTCCTCCTCTCCGCTCTCTGCGGGGGATGCGGGGGAGATCGAGAGGCTGCGGAAGGCGCTACAGTGCGCCGACGAATGGATGTCGTGCGTAGAAGGGCACCTTCGAGACGGACAGACGTTCAAACGAGACCGCGAGATGATCCGCGCCGCCCTCACCCAGGAGCCCACAAATGAATAAAGATGACCGGAAGGACTTGGTAGAGCGGTTGCGGGCCTGCGCTAACGGCATAGGAAACTTCAAATCTGGCAAGGGCGACTATGGCTTGTGCGATGATGCCGCAGACGAGATCGACCGCCTCCGCCGAGAACTGGAAGAGGCACGGAAGGCGCTGGAGCCGTTTGCGCAAGCGGCTGCGGTAGTAGACGCACTGCCAGCTGAGATGCTCCCACAGGACGCCGATGGAGCCCGCGACTATATAGCCCGGCTGAGCCCAACAATTGGCGACTTACGCCGCGCCCGCTCCGCAATCCGCAAGGCAGGGGAGGAATGGACAAGATGATGCGATTCCTCTGCTGGTTTGGCCTCCACAGACATCCTCGACACAGTGTTAAGACTCCCGGATATCCTCGGTTTGGCGCGTGCGCTCGGTGCGGGAGGCTCTACCCATGACCTCAGTCTCCGCGATCATAGAATTTACGCCTTCCCCCTACCGGCTTCTCCTTCGGGGCGGGCTGGATGTCGGAAAGGTATTTCTCCGGCAGCGTGATAGGCGTGTGGTAGCCGCGCACATGGACGGTCACCATGCCGTCGTCGCCGACCCGCGTAACTTCGGCGGACAGGGTAACGCGGGAGCCTTTTTCGATCTTTTTCGGCATTCCAATAATCTGGCGCTCGGAGGCGCGGCGGCAAGATGCTAGCGCTCCTCGATAACGGCGGCCAAATAGGCGCGTACACCTACCGAACGCTGACGACAGGCGGATGGGAAGTGAAGCGCGGCACGATGATTATGGCGGTCTTCGGCAGTCGTGGTGCGGCGGAGGAATACTGCCGACGCAAGGCTGGCCAGGAGACAGAAGCGACCTGCAAGCTGGCCGCTTGACAAATTTGTAGAACTACAGCATTGTGACTGCATGCTGGCCCACCAAGCCAGCAAACACCACCACGAGAGGAGACGACAATGGCAGCCACGGTTTTAGCGATCATAACACCAATCGGCCTAGCGGCTCTCTTCGCGATGCTGCAGCACCTGCGCGACACGCGCCAGCCGCGGAAGGTGCTGTGATGCGCACCGCTGTTGCTGACACCTACATCACCATCCAAGCGCGCCTGGCGCTTTGGCTCATCATCGCCGTCGGTGCGGCGCTACTTGGCGCCGGAACGGCCTATCAGGCCTATGCGCTCGACAAGCAATGGGAGCGCGACGCTCGCGTATAGCCAGCAGATACACCTGCCCGATTGCGCCGCGCGCAATGCGGCAGGAACCAACCAACACCACCGAAGGAGACAAACATGACCAAGAGAAGATTGACGCTCAGCGGAGCGAATAACAACGCACCGTATCGGGCAACCAGCAGGCCACAACTCCCTGCCGCACCCCTCCTCACCATCGACCGCGCCATCGCCGACGAGCTTTGCCCTACGTCGCTGCGGCAGGTTGCCGACGCAAATCTTCGATCTGCCCGCAAGGGTGAGAGCAGCGCGCGGCTTCTGCGGCAGGCGGACAATCTGCTGAAGATCGCGGATAAGCTGGAGTTGCTTGGCTATAGGAGGGCGGCGTGAAATACGTCCTGGTCTTCGCCCTCATCTCCAAAATGTTTGGCTCGTTCTCCGTATCGGCAGAGTTCAATTCCAAGGAAGACTGCGAAGCAGCCAACCGCGATCTGCGCGAGATGCACTACGGCGTCGACGAGCCGCACAACGCGTACCTGCACGGCAAGTGCTATCCGAAGGGGCTCGGCAAATGACCCGCCCGCACGACAACGACAACAAGCCATCCGGTAGCGTCTACACGCTGTCGGAGGCAGCTGAGCATCTTCGCCTCACCAACAGAGGCGTCGCGAAGATTGCCAAACAGCACGGCCTTTGCATGGTGCGCGGCCGGGATATTCTTTTCACCGATTCCGACATTGAAGCCATAAAGGACGTTCTTCGATGCCCCTCAAACTCTACAAGCGTGGTGACACATATTGGATATCAGGGACCGTCAAGGGAATTGGAGTCGACGGGAAGAAGCAAAGCGTCAGTATCCGAAAAAGCGCGCAAACTACTGACCGAACGGTCGCAGAAGCAACGCGCGCAAAAACAGAAAGCCGCATCCTAGACGAGATAGCGCACGGCAAAGCCAAGGTCATCTCATTCAGGGAGGCGGCAGAGTCGTACCTAGAGGCTGGCGGATCGGGACGGTTCCTACTCGACATCCACGCAGACGACACGGAAACGGGACTGATGGTTCATTTCGGCGACACTCGACTCGCCGACATTAATCAGAAGATACTTGATGAGGCAGCCGCAAAGCTTTACCCGAATACGCAGCCGGAGACGCGAAATCGGCAATGCTACACACCTTTCATCGCTGTATGGAACCATGCCGTTAAAAACGGCTGGGCAACCGTTCGTATGTGGCAGCGACCTCGCAAGGTAAAGGGCACGAACGTCGTGCGCACATCGAAGCGACGCGCAGGAACGTTCCCGGTCGAGTACGAGCATGCCGCGAAGTTCATAGCGGCGATGTCGCCTGGGCCAGCGATGCTCATGACGACGCTGTTCTACACCGGCATGCGTCCGATCGAGCTCTTCGCGCTCACGGCAGGAGAGGTAAACGTTGACGGCAGGTGGATCACGCTGACGCACACAAAGACCGGGGAGCCGCGCGGCATTCCAATCCACGAATTTATCGTTCCCATTCTGCGGTCGCTACTCAAGCGTAACGCATTGGCCGACGATCCTCGCCTCTTCCGTACGCCGCGAGGGGAGCCATACGAGGCGGTTGAGGATGGCGGCGGCGGGCTGAAGTCGGCTATCAACGGAGCTCGCCGTCGGTCTGGGATCAAGGATGTCGCGCCGTATACCGGCAGGCATTCGTGCTCTACTGGTCTCGTTGTCGCTGGCGTGCATCCGCACATCAAGGACCAGATACTAGGACACGCCGCGGACGACATGAGTAGGCACTACACGAACGTGCCGCAGGCGCCGCTCATCGAGGCGATCAACAAGTTGCCAGTGCCGGAAACATGGCGGCGGCTAGGTTGGCTTGAAGACCCGCTGGCGTGGGCGGGGCGGTTGGCGGAAGGGACTGGGCGCAGGACGGATTTGGAGAAGAAGCGCGATGCAAGATGA